GTCTTGACACACGTTACGGCCGGACCACTGGCCCACTCCGAAGTTCGGGCCCGGCAAGACACGGTTAGACACGCATTGTCCCTTACGGGGACCAGTCGCCCGCGAATAACGGTCGCGCGATCCGGGACGCTAAATCTCGAACAGAGGTGCCCAAACCCTGCCCATGGGTGTTTTCTGGCATTGACCCACCCAAAACCCCTTGGCCGGTAGCCGGCCCCTGCTTTACATGCCGCCCCCCCCAAACGCCCACTGGCCACCGCACGCCTTTCGGACCTCCACAATACACCTGAAGCCTCCCTTCACACAAACGACCAGCAAAGAACCGATCTCCCTTAGTGGGGGCCTGCTGCAGCGACCCGAAGGCCGGTTGGTTTCGCGGTTTCACCCTGCTCCGCTCGAGCTGGCATGCCCCGATCCCGTCAAGGACCTTAATCCAGTACCACGGGAGTCGAACCCGCACGCACTGTGGCTTAAACCAGAGGACTTACGACCAGATGGAAACAGGGATTCACCCCACAACAGACACAAAGCCCCACCTCGGTACATGCTACTTGACCCGAAGGGCAGCGAGACAACAGGGGGGGAGGGACTACTCGCCGCTCCGACCCGAAAGCAACCCGGAGTCGCCCTAGTCCTCAGAAACACCCGGCACATCGCTCTAATACAACCATGTAGTTGGCAGCAAACCAGTCGTGTTTCGTCAAACATCCTCGGACGCCCCGCCGCGAAAAGGTAAGGGTTGGGCACTACACACAGGGTGCCCCGTCCACCAAGGAACGCCGCACGGGCCTCGTCAACCGACGTAACCTCCGTACACATCGTCACCCCCCTCGAGGGCTGCAACCGGTGTAACAACCACCGGTTCCCTCAAGCACTGGGCTTCGAAGTTACGCTGTTCGTCAGGTGTGATTCCCCACGCCCTGAAGAAGCTCTGTCGGGAAGCTTCATCGGGAGGCGAGGCCCGCCGTCCCACCAAACGCTCAAAAGAGACCCCAAGCATCTTATAGTCCCCCAGTCCATGAAACCGGGGTCCGCGGGGAGAAACCGTGCGCGCGAGTAGGTTGTTGGCCCAGGCCCACAGTATCGGAACACCATCCGCCAGTGACGCTTCGCACCAGGCCACACCATGCAGCCAGGGCAAGGCATGGCGAGCTTCACGAAGATGGATATGAGAAGAGGCACTATGGCTTAGCACCTTCCTCCAATCACGAACCATCTTCCAAGCTCCGTCACAAAACAGAGGGGCCGACTGGCCAAACCTGACCTGTTCAACACACTTGACTGGACGTTCCAGCACCATTTCATGGCCCGAAACAAGACGTGCAGCGGCTGCGAATCCCTCATGGACGCGTTGGTAGTCGTGCCCAGGCAAGAAGAGTAATGCATTATCACCGTCAACGAGCGTGTCCCACGACTTAGCACCAAGCTGTGACATAACGCCCATGACGATAGCCAACATGATTATGGAGTTACCCATACCCGTGTTGAAATCCCCACTTGCCCTACCACCCTCGCGAGAGAATCGCACACCTCTGCTGGTACGCCCCTTGTTATGGAGCTGACCCGCGAGCGCCTTCCGCAAATCCTCGTCCCCAGGATAGGCGGAAGTGTAAACCTTATGCTCGCACTGCAGCTGCCAAACGTCCAGGTGTGCCTCAAAGGCTTTCCCATCAACCTCAAACACCACGCAATCTTCCACGGTGCGCATCTTGCGCACTATAAGGTTCGCCCTTTGAGTGGGGGTGAGACCTTTGGCCACAACCCTGGAGTTTCCGGTACCACCTACTGCCCTAGACTTTAGGTTACCCCAAAGCCAATGCTCGAAGGGCTTGAGCCAAGAGGCAAGGTGCAGGTTATACCTAGGTGACCTTGGGAAAATCATCCTAGGCTTCGCCAAACCAGACACCTGACGTTTCTCAGCTTTCAGAAAGGCCTTCAGCTTAAGGTCCCCCGAGCGCACAGGACCCTCCGCCATCAACGAACCTTCTGCTTCGATGTACCTCCTGCGTAGAGCTCCCGAATACGATAACGCAGTCTCCAGGTAGCCCCATCGTAACCCTGAATATCGCCGAGCAACCCGCTGGATCCGCTTGAAGGCAGACAGGACGGGTCGGCGGCAAGGCTCATCAGCTACGGGAGTGGGGCCGAGAGATCGCATCAATAAGGCAGCGACCTCGTTGTGAACACACGTGCCATGGACCCTCGGTACCCAAGTACCAGGCAGGGTTGGCACACAAGCGACGTAAAGTGCCCGCTTGTTATCAGAACAGCCTGCGCCAACTGGAATGTCTAACGTGGCGCCGTCGCGGCAAGGCAGGGAAACCTCACCCACGCAAACGCCTTCCAGTCTTAGCAAGCGGCCCTAACCAAGCGGTTTGAGAAGTGTTGGCTGGGTACGGCCAAGGAAGTCGACAGCCACCCGCTCCGAAGAGGAGATGACCGCTCCCAACGCGACCGTACCACAAAGTCCCAGCTGGAAGAACTCCCATGGTACATGGTTGTCCTTGGCCCAATCCAGGGCTCTATGTCGCAGGGACAGGAGCATATCGTGGGACCGGGGTCTAAAAGCAGCCCGGCACGACAGCTCCGCCAACAGACGAGGAAAGACGGTTTGCACAGATCCGTCTTTGGATTTAACTACGAGGTAAGCCTCATGCACCGGCTCCTCGGCCCCGTCTAACTTCTCAAGCGGCACGGTACCTCCACCAAGTACCGTTAAGCCGGAATCGAGCAAGGCTTTCACCCCGCGCAGCAGAGGGTCAGCTCCAGGGGAAGTGAGGTCTGGTGTCCACCGACCTCCCAACAAGAGCCCAACCGTCCCGCCACGAGGCAACGAGTCAGCCAAACGACAGACCCACCTCGCTCTCCTCCTAACCCTGGCGACCGCAGCCGCCGCGACGTCACACGACGCCGCACCTGGAACGAACTCCGACACGCCACTGTCGGTAGGGATAGTTTGTCTCCTGGGGTGCTCCGCT